GTAAAAGACGTATTAAAAAAATGTATTTTGACAAAAGGAGTTGATGTTGATAAACTCCCAACATTTGACATTGAATATATCTTTTTGAACATTCGTGCAAAGTCAATCGGTGAAGACATCAAAATGACAGTGACTTGCCCTGATGATGGAGTAACTCAAGTTCCAGTCACTCTTTATGTTGATGAGATCAAAGTGATCAAACCAAAAGATCACAAAACAGACATTGTTTTGGATGAAAAGATGACTCTTCGGATGAAGTATCCATCATTAAATCAGTTTATTGAAAATAATTTTACTACCACTGATAATTCTGAGGAAGTCGTGAATAAAAGTTTTAAGGTCGTCGCTGACTGTATGGATACAATCTACACAGAGGAAGATGCTTGGGATGTGAATGACTACACACCCTCTGAGAGACTTGATTTTGTTGAAAAATTAAGTTCAAAACAATATAAAGAAGTGGAGAAGTTTTTCTCTACGATGCCTAAATTATCTCATACCATTGAGGTTATAAATCCAAACACAAAAGAAAAAGGTAGTGTCGTTCTGGAGGGACTAGCCGATTTTTTCGGTTGAGTATTGCAAGAGA